ATTGGTGGAAGCAATCGAAAAGCGTCACCGTATCCTATGCACCAGAGAATTCCAGAACTCCATCAATGAATCTGTGTACTATACCCTCGTGGAACAGATAAGCATGTTGGGGCTTGATAAGCTGTTCACCATCCAAAAGACTTCCATTACTTCAATAACCGGAAGCGAGTTTATCTTTAAGGGTCTAAGGCACAACATCGACTCCATCAAGAGCATGGAAGGGATAACCAGGGTATGGGTCGCAGAAGCAGACAAGGTGCCGCAATCCTCTTGGGATAAACTTATACCCACGATAAGGGCAGAGGAATCAAAGTTCTACATAGACTTCAACACCGATACAGAGGACGACCCTGTTTACCGCATGTTCGTGAAGCATAAGAACAAGGACGCTTTTGTGTTGTTCCAGACCTTCTTGGACAATCCTTATTTTCCCGAAGTCCTCCGCAAGGAAATGGAGAACGACAAGGAATACAACTATGACAAATACCTTTGGGTGTGGGAAGGGAAACCTCGCAACTTCTCTGATTCTTGCATCTTCGCAGGGAAGTTCATTGTTGACGACTTCACAACCATTCCAGAACCGCACTACATGCACGGTGCTGACTGGGGATTTGCTCACGATCCAACCGCTGTTATACGATGTTACGCACACGAGGGGTGCTTGTATATTGACGCAGAAGCATATGGCGTAGGGGTGGAGATAGACGACCATCCGGCACTGTTCGATACCATCCCAACCACTCGCTCATGGCCTATCATAGCAGACAGTGCAAGACCGGAACTCATTAGCTACATGAAGCGTCAAGGCTTTAGGATAAGCTCAGCTAAGAAGGGCAAGGGTTCCATCAACGCTGGAATAGAGCGGATAAGGAATTTCAAGAAGGTTATCATCCACCCTCGCTGCAAGAACACGATAGAGGAATTCAAGTTGTATTCATACAAGGTGAATTCCACCACAGGGGACATCATGCCGATACCGGAAGATAAGTACAACCATTTAATCGACAGCCTTAGATATAGCCTAGAGCGATATAAAGAGCGTAAACCACAGACCGAAAATATCAACATGGGGGCACTCGGATTATGAGAGCAGATTTAATAGAGAAGAAAGGTAAAATGTATGTGCCCGATGTAGAGGGCTTTGCAATAGAATGTGACCATCTAAGGGAATGGGAATCGTACTATAACGGAGACCCATCTGAGCTTAGGAAGATTTGGAACCATAGGGAAGCATCGCGGATTAGTCCAAACAACTTTTCTCCCTCCGGTTATCCAAGATACATCGTTGATATCATGGCTGGATACATGGGAAGCCCAGAGTCAATCAACTATGTGGGTGATGGTGATTACAAAGAGCTTATCGATGCGATCAACAAGAAAAATCATGAGAATACCCTAACATCCAAGCAAATCAAGCAAGCTGGTATCTTCGGGAAATCATGTGAGCTGCACTTCATTGAAAAGGACGGAACCAAGGTAATACCCAGATTCGTTGACGTCTCCCCGATGCAGGTTGAGCCTGTGTACAGCACATCAATAGCAAAAGACCTCCTAGCGGTTATCTGGCAACAGGAAACAATGATGCGTGTGTATTACGCAGATAGAACCGATGTGTACACCAAGGTTGAAGGTGTTTGGGAATTTGACAAGGAAGTGAAGAACGATTATGGCATGGTTCCATGGGTTATTACCCAGAACAACTCCACCTCCACACCGACATGGTTGTGTGTCAAGAACTATGTGGACATCATAGACGCTTTACAGACAAACACCCTCAACGCTCTTGACCGACATGCTAGGGGTACATTGATAACCTCCCTTGAAAAGACGGACGAGCTTGTGAAGAACCTCTCCGCTCTCAATGCTGTCTTTGGCATGGAGAAGGGAGACCAAGGCAACGGAAAGGACTTCTTTGACTTTGTGGAACAGAACCTTGACCCAGACCTTCGGGAAGCTATGCTCAATCACTTCATCAACGAGCTTCACAAGATAAGCGGGATTTTCGACTTCACCAAGCTAGACCTAGGGCAAGACCCCTCCGGTACTGCTCTCAAATACCGCATTTACCCCATGGAACTCAAGGCTAGTGAGATTGTGGCATACAGGCAAGAAGGTCTTGAGAGACGCTATGAGCTGATAGACGCTCTCATTGAATCCATGAGCGTTATGGGGGTGAATACCAAGGTAGAGCCTTTGACCATCAAGATAGAGCGGAACATACCGGACAATGTGAAGGCTATCCTGGAAGAGAACAACCTCATGGCAGGGTATGTAGACAGCCAAACACTGATAGAGCGTATCCCCAACATGGACGCTGAGGAAATCGCAGAACGCAAGAGTGCGGAGGCACCACAGATAGAGCTATGAGCATACAGTCATTACAGACGCAAGCGCATGAACTCACCGACAAGCGGATAGAGCAACAAGCAAGGGAAATCCTTGCACTCTACCGCTCTGAGCGTGAATCCATCCTTTCCCTGCTCAAGACCACCTACGCAGAATATCTGGTAAACACCGATGTATCTGATTATTGGGTGGTCATGAACCAATACAAGCGTCTGGAAAAGCTCAACAAGGAAATGCAAGGTATCTTCTTGGACACCACCCGAAAGGCCTACTCACAAGTAAAGCAAGGACTGACCGAGGTTGTCGAAGAAGGCTATTACCGGAGTAGGTATGTCACAGAGGCCTTTAGTGGTATTCTAGGAATCAAGGAAACTGCTCCCCTTCTTAATCCACTTGTCACAGAGCTTGCGGTTACGGGGGACTTGGATATCTGGAAGGCTATCAGAAACGAACGACTCAAAGAGATTGCCTTAGGTATTGTCCCCAAGACAGGCAAGACCCTCAAACAGATATTGGCAGACAACGCAACCGCTGACCTTACCAAGATACAGCAGACGGTCAAGCAAGGCTTTATCAGTGGGGTGAGTTACAACAAGCAAGTGGAGTCCTTGAAACCTATCTTTGCCAACTCCGCTTACAAGACACAAAGAGTAGTAAGGACAGAAGGGAACCGATGTTACAACGCAGGGGTGTACACAGAATCCAAGACAAGCAATGTATCCAAGAAGAAGCGCTGGATTGCTACCCTTGATTCTGCAACAAGGGACGAGCATGGAGCTTTGGATGGAACCACGATAGGGATTGATGAATACTTCCGCATTGGTTCGGATCGTGCGCTATACCCTGGAAATTTCACCGAAGCTCGAAATAATATTAATTGTCGCTGCACAACCATTGAAATCATCGAAGGATTGGAGCCGACAGTACGAAGGGGTAAGAATCCGCTCACAGGTAAGAGCGAGATTATCACTTACAAGAACTATGACGAATGGAAAAAAGAAGTAACCAAGGTTGCTTAGATATAGAAGGGAGAAATCCCAAGGGAGCACAAAATGACATTGACAGAACTAGTAGCAAACCATGTATTCTCGAAGTTGACAACGCTCAAGGAAGGGAGTACACTTGAAGACGTAAAGAAAGAACTGGCGGGGTTGGATTCAACACTTTCGGGGCTTTCTGATACGGAGAAGGTGAAGCTGTTCGAAGAGACCGCACCTTTGAAGTCTTACGTGGACGCAAGAATCAACAAGACGCTTGATACAAAGCAAGCGGAATTGAAAACAGAGTTCGATTCAGAACGTCAAAAACTCACAACACAGTTAGAAGAACTAAGGGCAAAGGTTCCCATGGACGACCTCGAAGCGTTGAAAAAGGCTTGGTTGGAAGCTCCGGACAAGGACAAACCTGCAAGGAAGCGAGATTATGAATTCGCCAAGATGCAAGCAGACCTTGAAACCCTTCGACATGAGAAGGAAGAGAGCGACAAGAGAGCAACCAGAGCGGCATTGAAAGAGGTAGCGCAAAAAGAGCTGGGCGACAGAAAGCTCCCTCCGTTTGTCAATCTCGATGCCTATCTTGGAAACGATGAAGCAGAGACGGTTGAGAGAATCAAGCAGGTATCAACGCAGTATGACGAGTTCATGAAGAGTATCAAAGCCCAGAACGCTTCTAGCGACACACCTCCAGACGGGGGCGCACCAGACTTCGACCTTGCGGCTTCCATGAAGGCAGCAGGCACATTTTAACAGGAGATTTACATGAGTAATTCATTCGTAACCGCAAAGCTCATTGCAGAACGAGCATTGCCTATCCTCAAGGATCAAATCAAGTTCTTGCCGCTTGTCAATCGGCAGTTCGACAACACCTTCCGTAAGGCAGGGGATACTATTCAGGTAATCAAACCTGCTCGCTATTCCACCGCTGACGGTTCGGCTTCTATTGCTTCGGCATACAACGAGGTTGCAGAAACCGCAGTAGAGGTACAGCTCTCCAATCAGAGAACCGTACCGTTTAAGCTGTCCAGCAAGGAGTTGACCCTCAATGTTGACGACCTTACCAGACAGGTTATCATGCCATCGGCTATTGCATTGGCGGAGAAGGTCAACAACTCGCTTGCTGCTC